CAGGCACGAGCGGAATGGCATGTTTTGCGCCTGCCCGCACTTGCCGAAGCGGACGACCCCCTTGGTCGAGCTGTGGGCTCTCCGCTATGGCCGGAATGGGAAAACCATGCGGCGCTCATGCGCAAGCGCGATCTGATCGGTGAGCGGGCGTGGTCGGCGCTTTTTCAGCAGATGCCCCTGCCATCGGGCGGACGGCTTTTTTCGGTTGACCGCATATCGATGCTCCAAACGAACCTTGAAGTCGACACAATCGTCCGAGCCTGGGATTTAGCGGCAACTGGGTTGATCAGGGGGAATGATCCTGACTGGACAGCCGGTGTTAAGCTTGGGCGGGATCATACAGGCAGATACGTAATCTTGGATGTGGTGCGAATCCGCGGAACGCCGCTCCAAGTCGAAGAACTGATCGTGAATACTGCCCGAAAGGATGGGTTCAAAGTTGTTGTTGCCATACCTGAGGATCCGGGGCAGGCCGGTAAAAGTCAAACATCCTATTTGACCCGTCAACTCGCCGGATTTCATGTCATTTCGGGACGTGAAACGGGACCAAAGGCTACTCGGGCCATGCCGCTGGCATCGCAGGTCGAGGCCGGCAACGTGTTGCTCGTTCGGGCTGACTGGAGCCGCGCGCTTCTTGACGAGATGCGAGACTTTCCCTGGGGCAAAAAAGACGACCAGGTGGACGCTCTTGTCCGCGCCTTCACGACGTTAACCGACCGACCACGTCCCTTAAGTTCGGTCCCTTTCTCGATCCTAAACCGCTGAATGCCTGTCGCAATCAGAAGTCTGGAAGTTTATGTTCGATACACTCTGCGATCTTGTTCCGTACGATAATGACTATCCGGACCGAGTCCGTAAGATCACCATTCTTAAACGCGTGATAGACGGCAGCCTCTACGACGCGCTGCCCTATCATTTCCACGAGGAAAGAACCGAAGCCGGCGAATACATTCCACTACGGCAGCGTCGACCTAGCGTGCGGTATCCCTTGTGCCGTATTGTCGTCGAGGACAGCGTATCGCTGTTATTCAGTGAAGGCCACTTTCCGACAATCGACAGTTCTGATCGGGCAGTCCGCGCCACCTTCGCCAATATCGTGAAAGAAACCCGCCTGAACCTTGTCATGACGGAGGCGGCGATGACGGGTTCAACAGGTTCTGTCGCGCTACTGCTGCGGGTCCTACACGGCCGAATATTCGTCAGTGTTCTCGATACAACTTACCTCACCCCGATCTGGGACCCAGCGGAGCCCGATACCTTAGCGCGCGTCGAGGAGCGCTACAAAGTCCGCGGCGGCGATCTCATAAGAAACGGTTACACAACCGACGACCCGGACGGTCTGTTCTGGTTCTGCCGGTGCTGGGACAAAACTGGTGAGATTTGGTTTGAACCGACCCCAGTAGGGACACCCTCCGAGCCGACGGTCGATGCTTCGCGCTCGGTTTATCATAAGCTCGGCGCGGTGCCGATCGTTTGGATCAAAAATCTGCCCGGTTCACCGACCACGGGAGACCGCAATGACGGGGCTTGCACCTTTGCCGCAGCAATGCATACCCAGGTTGAGATCGACTACCAGCTCAGTCAGGTCGGACGCGGGCTTAAGTACAGCAGCGATCCGACACTTCTGCTAAAGGACCCTACCCTACCCGACGGCGAGTTGATCAAAGGTGCAGGCAACGCACTGATCGTTTCGGAAAAGGGTGATGCCCGGCTGCTGGAAATCGGCGGCACGGCGTCAGCGGCGGTCATCGAGTATGTCCGCACTTTGCGCGAACTGGCCCTGGAGAGTATCCACGGAAATCGCTCCAGTCCGGACAAGGTCGCTGCCGCGCAGTCCGGCCGAGCGTTGGAACTACTTAATCAAGGACTAATCTGGCTAGCGGATAATTTGCGGACGAGTTTCGGCGAGGTCGGTCTGCTACAGCTAGCCAGACTCATAGTCCGGGCGTCACAGATCTACAGCCTCGTTGTTTTTGGGGAGGAGATCGGCGCATTGGATCCAAGCGCCCAGCTCAGCCTAAAATGGCCGAGATGGTATCCGACCACAGCCGATGACCGCCAAAAAGACGTTCAGTCTTTAATTTCCTTGGTGTCAGCAGGATGTATTACCAGAGAGACCGCGCTTAAGGCAATTTCAGCTTGCTACGACATCGAAAATGTCGAGGACCAACCGACTTCCCTAACTTCTGATGAAAGTCAACGAGACTATAATGGATGATGAAATGCCGGAGCCGCAACTTGGCTCGGTCCGCGAAAGCGAACCCGACAGTCGGCCAACGATTACAGAGATTGACACTCTTCGGAACGATTTTCACTCTCGTCTCGTCGCCGCAAATTTGCGGACCGAGGCGGTTCGGGCCGGCATGATCGATTTGGACGGACTGAAATTGGTCGATTTTTCAGGTTTGCATCTGGATGCAGACGACAAAATCATTGATGGCCGCAACATCATGGCAGAACTTCGTCGGAGTAAACCTTGGCTGTTTGGCACGGCGTCTACGTCTAGCGCTGCCGTTGCCCCGGCGTCTCAGCCTGTTCGTCAAAAGTCTGCAATGGACATGACCGACGAAGAGTACGCCGCCGCGCGAACCGCGGCAACGAAATTTCACCTCTGATCGAGCAACGTCTCCGACAACGATTGTAGACTGTAGATAGGACGACTAATGGGCATTCAGAATTTCCCGGTTTCTCTTCAACCGATTATCCAGCAGGGCTTCCTGGAGCGCGAGTTCGCGCAAGCCCTCCGCTCGCGCCTCGGTTATCGCGCCTGCGCCGACCGCGTGAATGTTGCCGTCGGTATTGGTGAGACCCTGACGAAAACCCGCGCCGGCCTGAAACCGTCGGTGACCACTCCGCTCGCCCCGGCGACGAACACCAACTTCGACAACGGACTTAGCCCCACATCGTGGGGGGTTGAGCAATACACGATCGGTATCAACCTCTATGCCGCAACCACCGATCTCAACGTCGTTACGGAGCGCGTTGGGATTGCCTCTCAGTTTCTTCAAAACGCCTATGTCAATGGCGAACAAGCCGCGCGCAGCTTGGACGAGTTGAGCCGTAATGCGCTGTTCGACGCGTATCTCGGTGGTAACACGCGGGTGCGCACGACACTGGCAAGCGCTGCACCGACGGTAGCTGTCGATGATGTGCGCGGGTTCCAGACGGTGTTCGTAAACGGCGTCCAGCAGGCGGTGACCAACAGCGCACCGATGACTGTAACTATCGGTGAGAACGTCTATACATTGGTTGCCGTTGCAATTGACTCGACGAACCTCTCGACGTCCCCGAATGGTGTTTCCGGAACCCTGACGCTCTCCGGCAACGTCTCGGTGTCCGATGGAACCTCTGAAAACACTGTCACCGCGGCGAGCGGCTCGACGATCGTGCGTCCGTCGGCACGCACCAACACGTCGTTGGTTACGGCATCCGATACGCTGACCATGTCAAATCTTCTGGATGCGGTTGCCAAGCTCCGGCTGAATGCCGTTCCGGAAATTGACGGTGCGTATAACTGTTATCTGGACCCCGTCTCCTCCCGGCAACTGTTTGCAGATCCCGACTTCAAGCAGCTTTTCCAGGGCGCGACCTCCGCCAATCAAGTCTTCAAAAAGGGAATGACGAACGACTTTCTCGGGCTGCGATTTGTGCCGACGACCGAGGCGTTTGTTCAACCGCACCCAACGCTCGCTGGGCTGATGGTTCGCCGGCCGGTCATATGTGGCCAGGGGGCTTTGATCGAAGGCGACTTTGCCGGCATGGCGGCTACCGACGTTGCTCCGGCGGACTCTATCATTACGATAGTCGATGGCATTGCGATGGTCACCCGCGAAGCAATCGACCGGTTACAGCAGATCATCGCCCAGTCGTGGTACTGGATTGGCGGGTTCTGTGCGCCATCCGATACGACCACCAATCCGACAACTATCCCAACCGCAACCAACGCCGCTTACAAGCGTGCCGTCATTGTGGAACACATCGGCTAAAGAGGAAGTCCAGCGCAATGCCCCTCGGGTCCGTCAGTCCCTTCCGTCCCACCGGCACAGTCAGCATACCCATAGGCAATGTGTCCTCGAACGCTCTCCTTGCCGGAGGCGGAGACACCGTCGTTGTTACAAATACCACGAACGCCTTGGCCTATGTCCGGTTCGGATCGGATTCCACAGTCGCCGCGACTACGGCTGATATGCCGATACTGGCTGGAACGAGACTTATACTGTCTGTGAATAGCCTTATCTCGCACGCCGCAGCGCTCTCGCCGCTGGGATCGGGCAACGTTCTGTTCAGCCGTGGCGATGGATCATTCGTTTGAACCCGCTAACAGATGCCGAAAAGGTCGATATCCGTCGCTTCTGCGGATATCCGACCTACGGAGCAGCGCCTAGCGGCATGCAGTCCTGGCGCTATTTCCAGATCTACGGATTGTTTGAGTTCCGCTTGACCAACCTTTCGGAATCCGAGATTGCCGTAGTACGCCGATATCTGGGAACGCTGACCACCCTTGAACTAGCTGTCCCAGCAGCGTCCGACAACCTGGACACAGACCAGGCTGCCGGATGGACGCACAACAAGGCAGAATTAGGAGACCGACTCCGGCTGTTCGATGAGTGGAGACGACGCTTGTGCGGATTTGTCGGCGTCCCTGTGGGGCCAGCTCTGTCGAGCGGCTCGATGACATTGATTGTGTAGCCAATGAACGCTCGCAAGCTTCAGGATCGCCAATACCTCGGTCTTGGAATGTCTGCCACCCGTATTGGCCATCTCGCAGATGCTTTCCGTCCTGCTGGGCCCTTTCATCCCTTGGATCGGAAAAATCGATTTCTTAGATTACCGGCGTCATTTGTATCGACCCTCGGCCGATTTGATCAGACTAATTCTTATGGCGATGTGCTTTGGTCGGGCATTTTTGACGGTAGTTACACTCGGGCAGGAGATTATCTTGTCGTCGAGTCCGGGATGTTTTTTATTGCGTCTCAGCTTCCTTTGCTACCGATACTATGCGTCAAAACCAATAGGGTCATTTCAATCGCCCAGCCAACCATGCAGACCAGCGTTGCATGTAACTCCTACGGCGGCTACACGGCCGGCGGCTCAATCACATTGATGGACGAATGGCCGGCGAGCGTGCTTGGCGAAAACCGGGCGGGTCGCTCTTCAGCGGATCTGCCAACCGACCAGTTAATTCCGTACTGGGAGGTATTGGTCCCGGCGCCTGACTGCGTTTTACTGACGCCAGGCGACATCATCACAGACGATCTGGGCCGAACGGCAGTCATCGCCGGTTCGGAGCAGACGAACCTGGGCTGGCGAATAAGTGCGAAAGTGGCGACAACGTAATGGCTGATATTTCGGATGTTGAGCAGTCTGTCGTGGATACCGTGACGGCTACGTTGTATCCGGATGGAGCCTCGCAAGCCAGCATTGTCGGAGCATTATGTCGGGTCTACCGAGGATGGCCTAATACCGCAACGCTCAATGCCGACCTCGCCGCAGGAGTGATCAATGTCACGGTTGGAAGCGATAACGATTCAGGACGTACGACGACGCGTTACCTTACGGAATGGCACGCCGTTGCGAATAATCCAGGGACAACAGCAAGCGCATCCGGGCGAACCATAACCATCGCGGGTGATCCTCTACCCGGCGATGTTGTTGGCGTCTTAGTTGACGGCACACCCTATGCGTATAGAGCTGCCGTCGGCGACACCACATACCTGGTTGCAGCCAACCTCGCGCTGACTATACAGGCCAATCGCCCGTCGAGCGTGTACGGGACGGTGATCAGCGTCCCTGGCGCGAATTCGATAATAGCCAGGGTTGTTTGCGATAGTACTGCATCACTGGAAAGTCGAAGGCAAGAAAAAGATCTGAGGATTATCTGCTGGTGTCCCGCGCCACTGGTGAGAGATTCCGTCGCCGCAGCAGTCGATGCAGAATTTGACCAGATTGCATTCCTCGATCTTTCGGATGGAACCCAGGGCAGGATCATCTACAAAAATACAACGAGTTATGATCAGGCACAGAACGCTCTGCTCTATAGACGCGATCTGGTCTACACGGTTGAGTATCCCACCATCACGATCGCACAGTTGCCGTCCATGCTTTTTGGCGCCTCTCATCTAAACAGTAATACTACTTACGGTTAATATCTATCATGACCCATCTACTAGTCGTTACCAAGCCATTCCTCAACTATAAGCGTGGCGATATCATTGCTGACGCTGCCAAAGTAGCCGATGTATTGACCGCCGAGTATAGGAAGTTCGTGACGAAGATAACTGCTTCCACCCAGGCGAAAGGTTAGTCCACGTGCCCATAGCACAGCAAGGCAGCATCAATACAACGTCACTGATTGTACCTGATCTATATGTTCAGATCGTAGCGCCGCAAAACCTCGTCCTCAATGGTGTTCCGACAAACATTGTTGGCGTGGTAGGGACAGCTTCTTGGGGGCCGGTCAACGAGCCTTCTATCATCGGGACGATGGCCGACTATGCGCAGCAGTTCGGCTCGATCATTCCGCGAAAATATGACATGGGAACCGAGGTGGCCACGGCAGTTCAGCAGGGCGCACAAAATTTCCGCTGTGTGCGCGTCACCGACGGGACCGACACCGCCGCCTACACTGTGGTCCCAGGGTCAAACGCCAGTTTCACCGCGCTATACACCGGATCCCTCGGGAACAGCATCACCTTGACCTTGGCGGCCGGCTCGCAGCCGAACTCCTGGCAACTGTCTGTCCTTCTGCCCGGCTTCGAGCCTGAAGTTTATGACGGGTTGGTCGGTAATGGCGCACCATTCTGGAACAGCCTGGCAGCAGCGGTGAATTCGGGTCTCAGTGCACAGCGTGGCCCGTCGCAACTTGTAATCGCAAGCGCCGGGGGAACCACTGCGTCACCGGCGCCATTTTCGCTCACCCTGGGTTCGTCGGGCGCGGGTTCGGATGGGGCGACCCAGGTAGGCAGCATGCAACTTGTAGGTACCGACAGCCCGGCGCGCGACGGGATGTACGCGCTACGAGGACAAGGCTGCGGACTTGCAATGTTAGCCGATTGCGATGACTCAACCACCTGGACAACGCAAGCCGGTTTCGGTCTGCAGGAGGGGATCTATATGATCCTCACCACGCCTGCCGGGGATTCCATTGGAAACGCAGTCAGTACAATCGGCGTCGTTGGACTTAATAGCTACGCCGCCAAGCTCATGTTCGGAGATTGGCTATGGTGGTCCGACCAGGTCAATAACACGATCCGGCTGGTCTCACCGCAAGGTTTTGCGGCGGGCCGTCTGGCAAATCTTTCTCCCGAGCAGTCCAGCCTGAACAAGCAGATCTATGGGGTGGTTGGTAGTCAAAGAACAGGCACACCCGGCTCCAGTCAGAGTTCCACTTACTCTACGGCGGACCTCAGTGCGCTACTGAGCGCTGGAATCGACTTGATTTGCAATCCACAGCCAGGCGGTTCTTATTGGGGCGTGCGCGGCGGATTGAACACCTCCTCAAATGCCGCCACAAATGGCGATAACTACACGAGGCTAACTAATTACATTGCCGAGACGTTAGCGGCAGGTATGGGGCAATATGTTGGCCAAGTGATCAACAGTTCTCTGTTCCAGAGTATCCGAGCGACCTTGCTGTCCTTTTTGAACAACATGTACGGTCAGGGGTTGCTCGGAAGCATTGATGGCTCGCTTCCCTTCAGCGTCATTTGTGACACAACCAATAATCCACCGTCTCGTACTGGCCTGGGTTATGTCCAGTGCGACGCGCAGATCCAGTATCAGGCGATCAACGAACGTTTCATTGTCAATGTTGAAGGTGGCCAAACCGTTCAGGTTTCTCGCCAGACCTTGCCGACCGGTCAGGTTAACTAGGAGAAAATTCAGTGGCATTGACAGCATTTTCGATTGGTCGGGACACACAGCTTGTGGTGATGGGTCCGAACGGCCGGGTTGATCTCACACACGTTACCGGCTTTGAAAGTCGGCAGATTACGCATCCCATCCGTGTTAGCCGGCTTGACGGCACACAGCTTGCAGCGGAGCTTCCGAAAGGCTGGGAGGGAGGCTTTGAGGTCGAGCGCGGTACGTCGGTGCTAGATGATTTCATATCCACTGTCGAACAGAACTACTACAACGGTGTCAGCGCATCCGCTGGGACCATGTATCAGTACATAACCGAGACGGACGGATCGGTTTCGACGTATCAGTTCGATGGCGTCGTCTTCAAACTTGCTAGTGCCGGGAATTGGAAGGGCGACGCCAGCGTGAAACAAAAACTCGAGTTTTACGCAACGAGGAAACGCCGTATATGAGCACCCCATCCCAAATTATTGTCAACGAAGCAACCCGCACCATACCTGCGGTCGATAAGAAGGGCCGACGGATTTCACTTCGTCGCCTGACGGCACTGGACACCTTGCGGCTGTTCAAAGCGGCCGGCCCGGTCCTAGCACAGAATGAGCCTTGGTTAGCTGTGGCCGGTCTGGCATTCTCGGCAATGGAAATCGACGGCGTTCCGGTGCCTGCGCCCACAACCGAGGCGCAGATTGAAGGATTGGTCGATCGTCTGGGAGACGAAGGACTGGCTGCCATCGCCAACGCGATGAAGGATGATTATCCCGCATCCGAGGCTCGGGCCGACGTGGGAAACTGGCAAGGCACCCCGTCCTGATTGATAGCCTATATTTGGTTCGGCACGGGGTGCCGTTTGACGTTGCGTTTTCCCTTTCCGCCACCGAGCGAGCGGCTTACATAGTCGCACTTGGTACCCTGGAAGGTCATATTTTCGATTGGTCGACGTTCGAGTGGTCGAGCGCCTACTCGAGTAGCGGATAGTGAATGGACATTTCTGCAGTCCCGTTAGACGGCCGCGTCCCGAAGCGCCCGCCAACAGCAAGTGCGCAGCGGATAGCCTGGTTCGTAGGACTCCAGCGAATCATGCGCTTCCAGAAATATTTTTTTGCGCCACACACAATCCGGACTCGTCGTTCAAGGAACAGTATAGAAGACTTGATGGCGCCCGCTCTCGCCGGCCTGACCTTCCCGGCAACGCGTTTGACTCCTTCACTCGGCGGCAATGCCTCGACGCCCGATTACCGCGCCAGCCTCAATGCGCCGTTCAGCCACGGTGACCTTCGGATACCGCCACGGAGTGCCGTGGCTACGACACTGGACTTAGTTCGACGGCGCTATGGCGACCTCGGCTCGGATACTTCAACGGCACACGCCTCAAGATTGCTTAGAGATGAGGCGGGGGCTATGCTCGCGAGGCTTATGCCAATCCATTGGGATGCTCGGCGACAGCAGCGAGCCAAGGGCCAATCGGCACCCATCCTGTCGAATGAGGCATTACATGCTCTTTTAAGTACAGTTTTTCCTTATGCTGGAACGGCAGGTGCAAGGGCTTCGGGCCCACCGATATCTCGACCCTTCCCGCCGCGGCCCTGGGTTATCGACTCGGTCAGGGCGCCGCCTCCACCAACCCGTGA